GTTGATATTGCAACTCGTGATGGTGTTCTGACTTCTACTACAACCACAGCAAATGCGGCCCTGCCTAAAGCTGGTGGAACAATGACAGGCGCGTTAAAAACCTTAACGTTGCAAGAAACTAAAGTTAACGCCTCATACGCAAGCAGCGCAACAACCTTAGATTTGGCAACAGCAACCGTGTTTAATTCTGCGCCCAGCGGTAACGTGACGTACACATTTAGTAACCCGCCAGCAAGCGGAACAGCTTTTGGATTTACGTTAACAATCATACCTTCTGCGACAGCAACAATTACTTGGCCTGCTTCTGTTGATTGGGCTGGCGGCTCTGCTCCTGACGCCCCCGCCAACGGTGCTACGAATGTCTACAGCTTTTATACCACTGATTATGGCAGTACATATTATGGCTTTTTAGCAGGAGCAGCAATGGCATGAGTACCGCAAGACTGATGCAAATGGCGGCGGCTGGTGTTTCTAGTGCAAGCGCGCCTACTTTGGTTGGAATTGAAAACACCGTCACTACCGGTTCAACGGTATCTTTAACTCTTCCTGCTGGAATATTGTCGGGGGACATCATAGTTATTTTTGTGGGTGTTGACGGCACCCCAACTGCAAGCATTACAGGATTTTCTCAGGACATTGCTGCGGCTGGTGGATGGGCTATATCTTCTTCTTATTATGTGTTTTCAAAAACATCGGATGGGTCAGAAGGGTCCAGCGTTACGCTTACACTGAATGCTTCAGAATCCGTTTGTGCATCTTGCTGGGGAATTACTGGTGCTGATAGTATTGCGTTCTCAAGCACAGCAAACTCATCAACCGTAAATCCAAATAGTCCGTCTTTAACTTCTGGATTTGGCGCAGTGCCAACATTCTGGATTTCATCTTTTGCAACAGACAATGGTTCCCCGACGATATCCGCCTATCCTTCGGCTTACGGAAACGGGCAAAGCCTTAGTCTTAGTGCTGACCACGGGTCAACCCGACTTGGTGTGTCGTCTAAGATTGATTCAGTCGCCACAGAAGACCCACCAGCATACACAATATCCTCTGCTCATCCTGCTATCTCCGTCACTGTTGCTGTAGGAAATGCCCCAGCCTCATCTTGGACCGACCCTGACCTAGCTAATGCGAGTTATGATAGTGTCGCCATTCCAGCATCAGGTACACTTACTGAAGCAAATTCTTATGGTATAACATTTAAACCTGATGGCACAGCATTCTATTACTGTGGAGTAAGCCTTGATAGAATTCAAATGTACACACTTTCCACACCGTGGGATTTATCAACTGCAACTTATACAAATAATTATATTGTCGGTAGTAACCCTAGAGATATAAGTTTTAGCGATGATGGCACTAAAATGTTTGTTGTTCATTCATCAGGTGATAAAATTAAAAGATACGATTTAAGCACTGCTTGGGATGTTACAACAAGTTCTTTAAACTCAAATACTTACAACCCGACTACAAATGGGCAACCTCGTGGGTTAACTTTAGAACAGTCTGGTACAAAACTATTTATTACAGATGTTGGCAATTTACGGTCGTATAGTCTGTCAACAGCTTACGATTTATCAACAGCTTCCGTTGTAAGCACTACAACTCTTGTAGCCAATAACTATGGGTCTGCGCCCCAGTTTAACCCTTCAGGCACAAAACTCTGGGTAATATCTAGCAACCAAACTCTTAAACAATACTCTTTGTCTACGGCTTGGGATATTTCAACTTTATCGGGTGATACCCCTTCACTTAGTTTTACTTCGCAAGACGGCACTATGCCGGGTATGTATATAAAGCCTGATGGCAGCAAGGTTTATGCTGTCGGTTTGTCAACCGACAAAGTTTACCAATACTCAACAGACTAGGAGATACAATGTACGTTAAGTTATATGCAAACGGGGAGGTAGAGCAATTCCCTTACACGCTTGGCAATCTTCGCCGTGATAACCCAAATACCAGCTTTCCCAAACGTATCGGTGATGCTATCTGTGCCAGTTACGGCATGTATCATGTAATACCTACAGATCAGCCAGCACATGAGCCGTTAACGCAAACGATTGCTCATGGCTCTACACCAGTTAAAGAGACAGCGGTTAAGCAAGATGGCGATGAAGAACCTGCTGATGTAGCCGTGGGCGACACCTATGAGACAGGTCGCTGGACTGTAGGCTGGACTGTATCTGACTTAGAGGCTGATGTAGCAGCGAGGAATGTACGCAGAACACGTGACAATAAACTTACAGAAACCGATTGGATGGCTAACTCGGATGTAACCATGTCAGACGCATGGCGCACGTACCGACAGGCTTTGCGTGACGTTCCTAGCCAATTACCAAGTACAACTATCACTTGGCCAAGTGAGCCTAGCTAATGCCAGATATAAATGAGCGTGTTTCTGCGCTGGAAAAGGATGTAGTTGCTTTGCAAACAGAAGTAAGAATCCAATTCAAGGAAGTCTTTACTCGGATTAAACGACTTGAGACTGTGCTTATAGCTACATCTGGTGCAACTATTATTATGCTCCTAACTATACTTAGTCGTATGTAGTTATGATTGATCCTATCACTGCGTTTGCTGCTGCTAATGCTGCTTTCAAAGGCGTTAAGATGTTGGTTGGCGCAGGCCGTGAGATAGAGGACGTAAGCAAACAACTCGGTGCATGGTACTCTGCTGTTGCAGACATATCTAAAGCTGAGTCTCAACGTAAGAAACCTACTCTTTTAGAGAAACATTCTCATAGCGGTGACATAGAGCAAGAGGCTATGGACATTGTTATCCGCAAAAAGACTCTACTTGAACGGGAAAAAGAGATTAAGTTTATGCTTAATATGCGATTCGGCCCATCAACATATGACGATATGTTGCAAATGCGTAGACAAATTCGTAAGGAAAGAGAAGAAACTGTGTATGCTGCGATGGAAGCTAAGAGACAAATAGCTAACAACTCTGCTATAGCTGGATTGTCTTTAGGTATAATTGGTTTGCTTGGTGGTGGAATTTATTTAATTCTGTTGGCTACTAAATGATTTTTCTTGTTGCTTATTTTTATGCTGGTTTGGTTAATCCTGAGTTTGTTACTTGCCAGTTAGCTAAACGCACTAAGATACAAGGCGAAATGGTTTGCATTTACAAAGGGCCAAATAATACGATAGGGTATCACTACCCAAGTTTTAGTTTTAAAGAGTGTCCGAGACAGTTTCAGTGTCGTTATTCTCCTAATGTAAAGCGGCGTCCAACTGTCAAAGAGATAATGGAAGGCTTGCAAGGAGGCTTTGAATGACAATAGTTTTTTCTAAGATACTAGAGTACAAACTTCTACCTCGTTTTATGATGTTTGTAATGACTGTAGTTTATGTGCGCTGCATTGAGTGGGCGTTATCTATGCCTGACATATCAACACAACAGGCTTCATTAATTTCTGTAGTTACAGGCGCTATGACAGGAGCGTTTGCTGTCTGGTTGTCACACGAAAAATGATAGGTGGTATTGTTACTGCGATCAGTGGTCTTGCTAGTAGTTACATAGACGGTAAGACAGCAGTACAAAAAGCTAACGCTGAGATAGCATTGAAGAAGGCTACCTCTGAAACTGATTGGGAACAGTCAGCTATAGAGGCCAGTAAGGATTCGTGGAAGGACGAGCTATGGACAGTAGTGTTTGTAGCTATTCTTCTGATGAACTTTATTCCTTCTATGCAGGACGTAATGGCACAGGGCTTTGCTAATCTTGAGACCACACCGCTATGGGTGCAGTGGGGTATGTATGCAAGTATAGCTGCCAGCTTTGGCATTAGAACAATGAGAGGATTTAAAAAGTAATGGGTTATGTATTAGGTAAGCGCAGCTTGCAGAAACTAGGCACTGTAGATAACAGGCTTCAACGCATTGTTCAGTATGCTATAACTGTAACTAAGCAAGACTTCTCTGTAATCTGTGGCATACGTACCAAGGCTGAACAGCGTAAGTTAGTTGCTTCTGGTGCATCACAGACCATGAAGAGTAAACACTTGGATGGTTTGGCTGTTGATCTTATGGCCTATAATGGCGGCGGTAGATGGGAGCTTAATCTATACGACGAGATAGCTGACGCTATGGCAGAGGGTGCCAGCTTTGAGAAGGTGCTGTTAAGGTGGGGCGCAGCTTGGCATATCAATGACATTGGTGGTTGTGATCTTACCGCCGAGGGTGCGATGAATGCTTATATAGATTTACGCAGATCGCAGGGTCGCAGACCATTTATAGATGCACCGCATTTTGAATTAATGGTATAAAAAAGGGCG